AGCGAAGCCGCTTCCGCAGATCCGCGATCACACGCTGTCCGTCATCAGTGCCGAACGTGCGGCGATACGCCAGTTTCAGTGCCTCAATTTCTGTCATCGAACCGCCTTGATAAGGGGCGCAACACTACCCGCAGCTTCCGCCGTCTGCATCGCTTGTTGCATCTGAGCTTGCTGGGCCTGCGCCTCAGCTTGTTGCCGACGGAGGTCCGCTACCTGATCGTCGCTGCGGAGAACCGTGGCCGGGATACCTGTCGTCTCAGCGATGTAGCGCACCAGACCATCCGGGTCGATGAAGTCCGTCACCGGGGCAACCTGACCAACTTGCAGCATCACCTCCATGCCACGCATCACGGACTGCAAGTCGGTTAGCTTCTGCGCCTTGGCAAGGGGCGACACATACTCGATGTCGATGTCCTGACCCTGCAACTCTTCCGGCGCGGGCGGCAACAGGTTCTGACGCAGCATCAGCGCGAAGACCCGCGCAATCACCGGCTGCAATAGTTCCGCCTGCAAGCGGCCCAGCACAGGCCCGAGCAGACGCATCTTCTCTTCATTCCGCTGGAGAACCTCCGTCGCCGTCATCGCAGGCCCGGTCGAAAGAAGAAGCTGATCGACATAGAACGCCTGCCGGATCGCGGCCCGACGCTGTTCTTCCATGTTCAGCCCGAGCGCATTGTTCGCGCCGATGTTCAGCGGCTCCATCCGATCCCGCGTGCCAGCCCGATAGAAGTTCAGCGAACCCGGCGTCGTCCTGATCGGCAGGATGAACCCGTCATCCGGCACCATCAGCGGCGGGTCGATCTGCTTCTGCGCAGCACGGATCGTCACCTCCGACATCTTGTTGACCATCTTCACGTCAGGCAGCGCCGTCATCGCCGGTGAACGCCCGTAGGTCGATACGCTATCCTTCACGAAACGCGGCACCTGAAACGGGAACTCGTCATACCCGCCCTCGCTCAAGAGCGCCTTCGTGGCCGCATGGTAGTAGATCGAGGCAAACGGCTTGTTGCGCGCCGAACGACCAGTCCGCCCCTCACGCGGGACCACAACATGGATGATCTCATGCTCGTTATACGGGTCGTTCTTCAAATCCTTCGCCATCGCCTGCGGCAAGTTGTCCTCGCCGAACCGCATCGCCGCAGCCCGCGCCGACATCTTGAACCGCCGATAGACTGTATCAACCCGCCCCTCGGCATCCTCGGAGATGCAGATCTCGGCGATGTGCCTGCATGAGAAACGCACGCCAACCTGTTGATCTTCCTCGCAATACAGCGCGCCCGTGCCGAACACGACCAGATCGTAGTAAAGCTCGTGGATCTCCTGCTGGAAATTCGAACGGTTGAACGCCTTGTAGAGTTGGTCCTGACAGGCCAGCAGCCACTCGTTCGCCAGATCGTCGGATTGCAGCGCGCGGTTGCGATACTGCAACGAGAACCAAGGCGTACTCGGGCTGGTCAGCATCCCATGCAGCGAAGACGCAAGCAGCTCGACCGCGTGGATCGCCGTGCCGTCAAAGATCAATTCCGTCCGCTTGTCGCCCTCGGTGCGCTTCTTCGTGATGTCCGCCTTGCGAGGCAGCATGTAGTCAGCCAGTTCCTGCCAATGGCTCTCCCAGTTCGACCGCTGCGTGCGCAGTGTCTGATACCGCCGATCCAGCTTCGCAACGATCTCGGGAACCACCATCTCACACCTTCCTTGTCATCAGACTGCCCGGCTTCAAGCCAGCCAGCACACCGCCATGCGTACGGCCCGCCATCCGTTGCTGCATCCGTTCAAGCGGGTCCACCGTCATCGTCATCTTCGCAGGCTGGATCGAGATCTTGCCCATCTTGCCAGCGATGTTCGACGGCTCACGCTTCATGTCAGCCACCCAGCAAAGACCGGCGGCGGGTCGTTTTGCCCTCTTCCTCAGCAGGCGTCAGAAGACCACCGGGGGTGGTCAGGATCGTCGCGCGCCGCCCTTTCAGCAATGCGTCAGCAGCCTCTTGCTCGGCCTGCGTCTTGGCGATGACCGCCGCTCGCTCCGCCCGCGCACCAGCCGCCGTGCCGACATCCATCGCAGGAGTGCCGCGATCACGCTCGGCAGCAGCACGTTCAGCCGGGTCCATGACCAGATCTTCGACACGCTCTTCAAGCTCCTCCTGCGCCTCTTCGACGGGGGTCTGCGGTGTCGGCTTGTTCTCGATAACAGGCTCGGGACGAGGGCCGGTCTCGACGGGTTTCTCAGGCTGGGTGGCGGGCTGCTCGTTGTCCCTGCTCCTGTTCGAGGTGGCCTCCCTCGCCGCCGCAAGAGCCTGCTGCTGACGGGATTCGAGCGTGGCGTAATATTCCGTGGTCTTCGGCTTCACACCGATGTCCATCAGGAACGTGTCCGTCGCACGCTCGACAAACGGCTTGTCGCTGGGCTGATTCTGCAATCCCGTGGCGGCACGTTGCAACTCGCGCTGAGTCCGGCCACCCTTGGTAACAGTGTCGGGGGATGCTACCTGTGTGCTCGTCCTCCCGCCGCCGCCACCAGACGAAGCAGCAGCAGAACCGCCGCCACCACCGCCGCCACCACCGCCGGTGAAGCTCTCAACCACACGGTCGCAGAACATACCCATCAGACATTCCTCCTGTAGATCCCGCCATCATGGGCAAAGCCTAGGCGGCGCAACATCCTTCCCGTCCTCTCTACCATAATCCCGGACGAAACCCCAACAGATACTTGACAGCAGCCCATTTCCCTGCCCCACGCCTCATACGCGCGCAGCAGCCCACGACCCAGCAACATCCCGCGCCGGTCCGGCTTGACATAGAACACCACGTCGAAACCGAACAACTCCCGCGAAAACCAGTTCTCGGCGCACGCAACCAGCAACACACCAGCCACCTCGCCGCCGACCTCCCCGACAAAACCTGTCAGGTTCCACAACCCGGCGCAGTGACTGTCTACCTGCCGCTCAATCTTGTCCCAGCACAACTCAACACGCGAATACACACCCTCACGGTGCAGATCCCGCAACATGCCCAAGACAACCGGGCGATCTGTAGCCTCAAAGCGACGTATCATGCCGCGAACGGATCATAGTCCATGATCGCCTTCTGCTGGGGAACCTTGCCCGCACCGCCACCCTCTCTCAAACCCACCGCCAGATACCGAAACGCATCCGCCGCATGGCTCGACCAGTCATGTACCGGGCTGGCACGGAAGCTGCGCGTCCGCTCATTGTAAGCCCGGTGATACTGCCGCAACGCCTCCAGCCCCGCCTTGCACGCCTCTCGATCCACCCAGATCCGAGGCAACAGCATCTGCGCCGCGTGTATCCCGTCCTCCAACGGCAGATTGGGCACCACGCGGAAGTTCAAGCCCAAGTCCCACGCAACCTCGCGCCGACTCTTCCCAGACCCCAGCTCACGAACCTCGATGTCATGCGGCGCATTGTGCGTCCCGTAGAGATACCGCCGCTCCGTCAGCACCTTGCAGTAATGCGGCAGCCCCTCGCCACGGGCCTCATAGAAATCAATCACATGCAGCGAACGGCCCACGCTCTGCGTAAACCAGATCGCCGTGCTGTCGCCGACGCCCAGATCCCACCATGTATCAACCCGGAAGCTCGGGTCATACGGAACCTTCGTCACGCGACCAGACGCCGTCAGCGTCTCCAACTCCTTGCCGTAGATCGCACCCGGTATGTTCGCCGCCCACGAGCACTCGAACTCCTGCGCATACTGGTCCGGCGTCATCATCCGACGCGCAGCCTCCAGTTCCTCCTCCGGCAAGATCCCCGTCTCGCTCGCCCGGTAAACCGCCGCCAGCCAGTCCTCGTCCCCCGTCGCCTGCTCATACAGGTCGTAGAACATGTTCTGCCCCTTCGGCGTGCCGACGAAAATGCACCAACCGCCGCGATCCGACAAAGCAGGCCGGATGACCTCGGGGAACACACTCTCCGGCATGTCCGCCACCTCGTCCATCACGCAGCCGTCGAGATAGATACCACGCAAGCTATCCGGGTTCTCGGCACCCAGCAGGCTGATTCTGGCCCCGTTCGGCAAATCACAGCGCAACTCCGTCTCGTGGAACTTCACACCCGGCACCGCACCCGCGAACTGCTTGAGATAGTCCCACGCCACGTTCTTCGCCTGCCGATACGTCGGGGCCATATACGCAAACCGGGGATTGCTCTTGGCGCACATGAACGCATCGCGCAGAATGTGGTTGATCGCCCACACCGTCTTGCCGAACCGCCGATGACAAACAACCACGCCCCAGCGCCGCTTCGCCATCTCGTTGTGCAGCCGCAACTGCAACGGACGCGGAGCATACGGGATCACAACCTGCATCAGTGAATCACCCGGTTGACCACCTTCATCACGCCCATCTGCTCCAGAAGCGTCTCGTAGATGTCCAAGATGAGCAGCGCAATCTCCAGCGCCTCGTCGAAATCATCGCGCTCAATGGCGTCCTCAAGATCGCCCTGCATCGCCTGCAACTGCTCGCTCAAGCTCACTCCGCAGCCCTTACCTCAACCTCGCCACCAGCCCAGCTGATCGTCATAGCCTGATGCTGCGGCTTGTCACTCTGACGATCCCGTATCCCATTGGGCGACAGAACGCCCTTCGTCCAGCGGATCGTGTCAATCTCCAGCTTGCGACGCTGCATCTCAGCATTGAGCCATCGCGCATCCATCGGCTTGCCATCCGCATCATGCGTCGGCAACGGAGCACTCGCCAGCATCGTAGCGCGGTCTGCAAGATACTCAGCCTGCCGAACACGCCCGTGCCGGTAGATCTCGTACATCTCCTCGCTCGAACCAACCGCACGCATCACCGTGCTGTAGTCCGGCATCTCAGGCTCGCCGAGAATCTCAAGCAAGTTGCGACCAATCGCCATCTCATCCGAGATGTAGCGCATCAACTGCACCGTCATCCGCACGCCCTTGCGAGGACGCATCGCAGGCAGCGAATAATCGGGACCAGCAGCCTTGCCTTGCGAAACACGCTTTGTGGGCATGGGGCACCTCCTGCGAGCAAGATAGGGGAAGTCGGGTCGCAATGGAAGCGGGACGGGACAGGCTGTGAGGCAGACACTCTCCCACGAGGGTATATTACGCAGCTACAGCCGCACGGGTGTTTGGCGGGGGGTGGGGGTGGCGGGGTGCCGAAAATCGGGGCCGATCCGCGCTGGAATCCGATAACGTACATTATGTTACGTCCGGCCCTAGCAATAACAATGGGTTACGCGATATGCGGGCAGCGCATGGCCGTAGAGGTAGCCGGATACCGCAGATGACGGGCGAGCAATGCAGGCAGTGCATCGGTCCGGGCGTCGCGCGCGGAAGGGTAGCGGTTGTGTGTTGTGCCGGACGCCATTCCCCCGCCCCTGCGACTTCATCTCCCCTGCATCTCCCGTTCATCTCCCCTTCATCTCCTAGCCATCCCCCATCCCTGCGCCGCTTCCCCAGCATCCCGTCGCCGTCGCTCGCCAGCCCATCCCGCAACAACCTGGCATCACGCAATGTTTCAGCCGCTGTAACAATTCGTGATCGGCCCTGCCTTTCGACATACCTTGACACCTACTGTCACAGATTGCATGTCTAGGACCGAGGCCACAACGGCCCACACACAACGCACGCGCAAGGAAGGAAAGAGCATGGGAACGCTGGTATGCTGGAGCGCAGACAAGGCAAACAAACTCGCCGAAAGGCTTATGGCGCAAGGCAAGATTGTTATCATGTCCCGAATGCTTCGCGGCGGCGATTGGGCCTACAGCGTCAAATTCACACAATAACGCCCGGGGGCTTCGGCCCCCACCACCACACACCACACACAGGAGACACACAATGCACCTCGCTACAGAAGCCCGCGCAATCGCCACGCAAGCGCTCAAAGACGCCAACGGCGACCACGACATCGCCCGCGACTACATCCACGAACTCTGCGATGGACACTCCGTCGCCATCTACTACGGCCAAGCGATCCAGTTTTGCGCGGAGCAGGATACCGGCGACGGCGAGGCATGGCTTGAGGATTGCGGCGGGATCGCCCAGCCCGGAGATAGCTTCGGCACCATCGCTTGCCGGATCGCCTTTGCAACTCTGCTAGTCGCGGCGGAACGCGCGCTCCACGAATTGCAAGAAGACGCCGAAGAAGCGGCATAACCGACGCACACAGGAGACACACGCCATGCACACGCAGCACTACGCAATCTTCGCCAACGGCACCTATTGGGGGAAATGGCCCGGAGAAAGCATAGCCGAGGCAATGAAATCCGCCGTTGAGGATGTAGGGACTGGTGATATCGGCACTGACGGCCTGACCGCAATTCCTGTTTCTGCCGTCGAATCGTCCGCCTTAGACGAATGGGCCGAATCCGGTTCTCCCGCCGGTCAATTCCCTCTCACCGCCTAGAAGGAGACACACACAATGTTCAGCGCAAGACAAATCGCGTTAGCCAATGCTGAATCGCGCGTTGGTGCTTGGTCAGATTACGTATACCGTGCCGAGGTCGCGAAAGACTTTAAGCGATACGAATACGGCCAGCTTCGTCTTGCCAACGCGAGGGCGCGCCTCAAAAGATTGCTGAAGCCATAACAACCACTGCCGACATAGCCACCACACATAGGAGCCACACCATGCACCACGTCCACGATGCCATCGAAGCCGCTCTGTTCCTGCTCTTCTGCGTGATCGTCTTCGGCGTGATCTACCCGCTCTGACGCACCACCTCACCACGCTCGCTGAGAGGGGCCGCTGAGGCCCCTCTTCCATTCCCGCACCCACCCTAGCGGACCACCCCGACCCCTGCCTGCTCCGGCGCTCCTAGCGCCTCTGAGAGGCATCGTATCCCAAGGCCCTCGCCTCATCCGCCCGGATGTCGCCCGGCTCCACCCTCTTGAGCCTCGCCAGCACCTCGACGTGGTGCTCGAACTCTGCCGCGAACATCGGCTCCACCAGCGCCTTTCTGGTATCCTCCACCCCCAAATTGAAACCGCGCCACCGCGCTTCCCGCAGCGATCCGATCACGCCCCGATCGATCAATGCCCTTGTGGTCTCCGGCGTATTGCTGCTTGGGAATGGCGTCCGATGCTCGGCGTACCACTGCGCCGCCAATTCGATGACGTTCTCCACCGCATTGCCAATCGCCGCACGATTTCCCGCAATGCTTTTCGCCGCCGCCTCGATCTCGCTCTGTATCGGCCAGCTATGCGTCTTCATCCGCGAGAGCAGCGCGTCCTCGAATTGTTTCCACCACTCCTCTAGCCGATCCCTCGGCGCGTATTTCGCCACCGCCCTTACGAGTGCAGCAACCTCCGCTTTCTGCGCCTCCTCGCTGCTTGCGATTGCCCGTGACGGACTCCGCCTCGACAGGATGCCCATCATCCGCCTCAGCAGATCAGCTTGATGCAGTCCACTCATTCCCTAGCTCCCTTGCTATCTTGTCCAGATCCACCACCGGCTTCTCCAACCGCACCCGCATCCACGGGATAGGGTCCACCACGCCCTCGCGCTGTGCGTCCTCGAAAGCCCGGCAGATCGTCATGTCGTCCGTGACCTTGCGCCACTTCCCGATCATGCTCCGAGCTGCCCGCTCCGCTACGCCGCACTCGATCATCCACTTGACCCACCTCCCCCACAGGATGCGCGACAAGTCCTCGACCGGCTCCTCCACCACCTCCTCCACAGCCACCGAAACCGGCTCGACCGCAGCCTCGCTGCCGATCACGTTAGTGATCGGAATATCTAGCTCTATATCTGGTTCTAGATGGTAGAGCTTTGCTACCGTTTTGCTACTAGGTTTGCTAGGGTCGATTTCGCGTGCTTTCAATGCCTTAGCCTTACCACCCCTCGAACCGCTCTCTTTCCGAGCGTGACAGGTCCGCGTTGCCTTGTCGTGTTCGCGCAGCAGTCTCGGCTGTGTGTAGCGCCCTCCTTTGGCGATGAAGAACTCTCTCAGCACGGGCTTTGCGTGACGCTCGAACTGGTCCTCGGTGATGCGTAGCATTCGCGCGATCCATGCCGGATCAGCCGGGATGGAGCACCCCGGAGTCCGCCAGCAGAGGCGCAGAAGCCGCATGTAGATCCCGTCCTCCTCGATGGTGAGGTGGGCTGTGTCTGCTTCGTAGTCTGTGACATAGAGCGGAAGGAACGGCATACTCATGGCTGCTCTGGCAGGTCTGGCCGCACCGACAGGCGATAGGTGTTGCTGTGGTCCCACTGCATGATGCGCGTGATGTCGCCTCTACCGTGCCCTTCCTTCATGGCCCACTTGATGAAGCGTTGCCGCCATAGCGTGACCGCGTACTTCCGTCTGCCTGTCCCTCTGATCCGCAGCCCTGCGTCTGCTTCGATCTGTGCCAGCATCTCCTCCAGTGTCATCCTCTCAGCTCCTTGTCCCGTGCCAGCGCCTTCTCCGCGATGTCCTTCACCGCCTTCTCGTTCGTCCGTTGCGCTATGATCGTCATCCACCAGTAAAAAGCCTTGAGCCGTGCCTCCAGCTCCGCGATGTCCCGCTCTTTCAGATCGCTTTCCATAGCCTTATCACCGCTTTCTTTGCGCCGAGGCGCGTGCTGACCAACCCCAATCCTGCGAGCCTGTGAAGCGCGTGTCGCGCTGTCTCCCTGCCCATGCCTGTAGCGATTGCCACTTGCTCGTATCGCACCTCTTCCGGGGCGATGGATCGCAGATATTCAAGGCATGTATCGTCTGGCCTCTGCCCCGGCTTGGTGAATATCTTGACCGCGCGCTCCTGTAGCTCGACCATCTTGCTCATGTCAGGTATCCGGGCGATATGCCCTTCCTTGACTGCCCGAGCCAGC